AATTTGTCAGTTGACCGAATGTTAGACATGATTTTCGGACCACGACAAACAGCAACAACAACAACTAAGAAAGAGGTAACAGAGTGAGTACTCTCAATTGGAGCGATCTCATCAAGGAAGCCGGCGAGACTGGAACCTACGATGCTCTGCCAGACGGTGACTACGATTTAGTAGTCCTTGAAGCAACAGCAAAGGTTTCACAGAGCGGCAAAACCATGTTCGCAATCAAGGCACAAGTTGAGGGCGGTGCTCACAATAAGCGTCTTGTTTGGGACAATCTCGTTGTATCTCCAGACAGTCAAGCAGCATTAGGTATCTTCTTCAAGAAGATGCACGCTCTTGGTTTGCCAAAGGAATACTTCATGCAACAGCCACAGCCATCAAACGCTCAGATTGAGCAGATTATTGTTGGTCGTCGCTTCCGTGCTCAAGTAGGAACACGTACTTGGCAAGGACAAAAGAAGAACGAAATCAAGAACTACTATCCAGCAGTTGCACCGACAACAGCAGCACCTGTAAGTGCCGCTGCTCCAGCACCTGCTCCTGCTCCTGCACCAGCGCCAGCACCTGCTCCAGCGCCATCAGCAGTAGCCGCTGCTCCAGCAGCACCGTTCTAAATAAATAAATGTGGTTATTAGGTGTTGCGCTTATAAGGAAGTAAGTGCAGCACCTAATAATCCTTAAAAAAGGAAGGGCCGATGAAAGTATTTCTTACTGGATGTACAGCATCCCACGCATCTAAATACTCTAATGAGAAGACGCCTTCCTTTGCTGGAATTATCAATATGGCTCTTACCGAACTTGGATGCGAAGTTGTCTGGGATAGTCCATCAGTAACATATGACAAAGAGTATTTATCTCAATTTGACTCAGTAATTGTTGGAGTATCTTCGCCAACAAATGTAACCTCACATAGAATTTATGGCGCACTTTCCGTTATCAAACACGCATCTGAACTAGGCAATCTTTCTCTATTTGTAGACACCCCAGACCCACACAAAATTTATGCTGGTCTTAGAGAGATATACCTCAACCCACAGTCTTTAGTAAAACCCTTCTATTCAAAGAAGCGTGAATACAATCAGGCTCTAGAAAAAGAAAACTATGCCAATATCTTTTCTGGGCTAACTAAGTTATACACAGAAGCCTGGCCTAAAACTATTATTCCTTCATACCCTTGGTCTAAATCAGAGGTTATATCTAAATACATACCAACAATAGACAACAACAAGTTGTTTCTAGTTGCCCCAGATTCAGTGCTTTTGGAGATTCAACGCTATAGAACCAAGTTAGTTGACGGAGATTATTGGTGTTTGGATAATCAAAAAACTAAATGGTCTGGCAGGACACTTGAAAATATTACTAAGCCTGTTGTAAATTACAGACAGAGCAAGTGGGAAGCCAATGAAAGCATCTTAGAGCGCCTAGATAACTCTATTGGAGCCCTTATCTCAGTCTACAAAGATGGAAACCCTTGGTGGCTTCCTAGCCTGTCTCAGGCGCTCTTTGTAGGCGTGCCTGTGGCAACTGACTGGCGTCAGACTGTTCACTTAGGTAGCGAATGGTCAATGCTTCCAGCAGCGATTGAGGCTATGACACCAGAACAAAGACTTGAATTAGCAAGACGGCAAAAAGAGTTATACATAGAGACACTGCCATCTTGGTCTAATGTCAAGGAAAATTTGGGCAACGTGTTGCTCCAAAAAACATACACAAACTAGAAGGAGGAAAAATGTCCGATACAGATATGGACTGGGTAAAAGAACAACTTACTCAGAACAAAACTAAAAAGGCTGTTGGCGACTCTGTACTCAAGTTATTAGAAGTCTGGGAACAGATTAAAGAAAAGAACAAGTCTATGAAAATCAGTAACTCAAAAGAGATTATTGATATTTTTGGAAAACTTGCCCAAGGTCATGCCCTTGTACCTGAAGATAAAAATGAAAAATGGGTAAAGGCTCAAGCGGGAGCGCTCAAGGTGGCTGACACTGTAAGAGTATCCTTTGACGCATTTGATGACGAGTCTGGTAAAGCAAAGATGAATGGTCGCAGAGGCAGAGTTGTCGGAGTTCGCTATGGAGACATCATTGTTAAGACAGACGATGGTAAAACTCCTGTTCTAGATGGGGCGCACTTCAAGCCAGAAAATCTAGAAAAACTGGTATAACAATGAATTCTATAACTTACAAGTTTAATTTTCTTGCTGATAATAAGGAAGAAATATTAGACACAATTAAGGAAAAGATTTCTTCATTTGTAGACAACGACTCCGAAGACCCACTAAGGTATGTTAACTATGAAACAACGGTTACTGACGCAGAAGAAGGCAAAAGTTATCTAGTAGAAGTTATAGCGAGGATAAAAAATGACAACAGATAGTTCTTTACCAGAACAAAATCCTTTACGGGTTGAAGCCCTTAGAGAAGCAGCAAAAATTATTTCTAGTGACCGCAATAAACAATACGGACCACCTGAAGATAATTTTGATAGAACAGCAAAGATTTGGTCCGTAATTCTTGGAATTCCCATAAGTAATGAAGACGTTGCGATGATGATGGTAGGGCTAAAGGTTGCCCGCTACGCATCTAAGTCTGGATATCAACCTGACACATGGATTGATATTGCTGGATACGCAGGTTGCGGTTATGAAGTAGGAGCGCTTGAAAACAAAAATAAGTAATCAAATGCTTGGGAAGGGTATTTTGTGGCTAAGGAGCCTTGGACTTTTAATCAACCGCTGTGTGCCGAAGTTGGAGCAAGTTTCTTCTACTTAGAAGACAAAGATGATAGGTCTATCCTGCCATCTGTTTCTGACTACGCAGTAGCAAAGCAATTATGCAATTCATGTGTTCACCTCTCTGAGTGTGGAGAGTGGGCCATAAAGTATGAATCTTTTGGCTTCTGGGGAGGACTTAGCCCTGAGGACAGGAACGCCATTAGAAGACGTAAAGGGATTGTTGTTGGTGGTATAGCAACAAATCTAGGATAATAAAAGGAACTAGAATTAATCTATGGCAGCCGAACCTGTTCAAGTACCCATGGCAGTATGCGAGATGTGCTGGCTAGATGAGCACTCTCGTTGGGAGCCAGAGAGTATGAATGAATCTGGAAGTATCCTGATGAAATTGATTGGGGTAGATAGCCCAGAGATTATCGACCACGGATCTGTTGAAATATGTTGTATGTGTGGCACAGTTACTATTGCTGGTATCTACACCTTGGTAGACCCACAGACGGTGTACTTTTTTGGCGAAGACTCGGAAAAGAACTTTGAGTTCAAATTAGATAACGTTATAGACGACGAATAGTTAGGGTAGTAGTGGCAAAAGACGCAAGACCAGGACAAGAGTTGTGGATTGAGTGGGACGGCTCTGGATACTCTTTCCAGAAACCTGACTCAGTTGTGTATTACACCGTTGAGCACATTGATATAGAAAATGAATTAGTCAAACGTGCACTAGCCTCTGCCCTTCAACGAGACGGGGTCTGCGACGGCCTAGGAGATGCTTTTAAGGCAGTAGATAAGGGAATTGTTAGTAGTGGGTGGGCTGGAGTTTTGGAAGCAGATTTTGAACTAATTGCTTGCGATGAACTTGGCGAAAGTGATTATGGTGATATATTAGAAAACATTCAACCAGTAACTTGGGCCGAAATAGACAAATAAAGTAATAGTGTGTTTAGTCGATAGTTTTATAGACTATTAGAGTAGAGTTACCCATGTGTGGAAACCAGTAAATAATCTAGAGTGGCAACGCAATGCTCTATGCGCTCTTCCTGAAAATCGGACATACATAGACCACTTTTTCTCCCAAGATTTCTCTCAAAAATATACGGCTAAGAACCTTTGCTTCTCCTGCCCTGTGCGTTCACAGTGCTTACAGTGGGCTCTTGAGCATCGTCAAATATGGGGAATCTGGGGAGGAAAAGATGAAGTTGAAATTCGCAGAACGCTATCTGTTTCATATCTAGGAGAAGAAACTAGACGACGCAGATTCCCAAATTGTCCATACTGCACTGCACGACCAAACAAACTAGAAACTTCTGTTGCTCAACTGGATACAACTGGGCGTTGGACTACAGCAAAAATTGTTACTTGTACTGAGTGCGGTTTTGCTTGGAGAAGTCGCACAAGTGCGAACGCAGTTGATGCCTACAAAGTAGAGCGAGCAGAAAAACTTGCTAAACAACAAAAGGAAAAACTAAAGAAGAACCGTAAACCTAGGAAATCTTCTTCAACCAAACCTGTTGATTAGCCTCAAGGAGTGATGTCTTGTTCCAATGAGCAACTCTAAAAGCATCTACACCAGCCTGAGGTCTATCTTTTACTGGTAGATGAGCGCCCCATCTGTAATCATCAAAAGCAAGAATTCCATTGACTTTTAGATAGTCATACCCATGAATTCCATCTTTGAGAACAGCCATTGCGGTGTGGTCAGCATCTACATAAACAAAGTCAAATTGTTTGTCGTTGGATGTAAAAAACTCATCTGTAGTCATTTTCTTTTTAATGAGTCTGCCTTCAGCAAGCCACTGAGAGTTCTTCTCGTCATAGACAGACTCAACGCTTTGCCAGTTCATCTTTTTATGTTCTTCTTCGTCAGAGCCTTCCCACGTATCAACATCTGTAAGAGTTGATTCTGGGTGAGTAAGAACATTCTCAAAGAGCCACTTGGTGGCATCCCCTGTGTAGGCTCCTAGTTGAAGAAAATCTACTTTTACATCTTTGAACTTATATAGTTGAGATGCAAAGTTTTGAGAAGCACCATTGGTAGTAAACCAGTTTGGATAGTCATTAGTTGTCATTTAGTTTTGCCTCGCAGAAGGATAGGTTTGCTATTAGTCTTTCTTTATCTTTTTCAGGTCCTAATTCAAGGGCCTTCACAGCGTTTTCATACGCCTCTTTATACATTCCCAAATTGTAAGCAGATATCGATGCTAAATCATATGGAGTAAACCCCCACGCTTCAGCCTCACAGAGATACTCTAAAGGTTTTTCTTTTATTGCTAAAGCAATGTTTGCGTGCTCATAGCAAAGTTTCCAGTCACTAGTGCCGTAGTAGTGTTTAGCCAAATCAATATGCGGCTCACGTCTGCCTGGTGCTTCTCTTACCGCTAAGGTAAACCACAACTCTGCTTCTTCTTTATTTATCTTTCCTAAGTAGCGCATAGAGGCAGCACGCTCTGGTGCCCAACGGGCGTTAGGAAGAGATAGATGACGTTTGAACTCTGCTGTTGCTTCAGTAAATTTGTTGTAGAAAAATAACTCTCTAGCGTAATAAAAAGCATTCCTATCATCTGTAGGACCCTCATCTACAGATGCTTTGAGCAACCCTAAATACTGTCCACGAGATTTAGTATTGTCTGCGTGATGCTCCATAGTTGCACCAGTCCAGTGTTGAACCTCTTTTAATCTATCTGTAGTTAAAATTTCATGTACAGGATGCTTCCAAAAATATCCTTGACGTGCGTGAATCTTGTCTCCACCAAAGGTAAGCCCTGGAGTTCCATCATCATTCCAATTCCAGATGTAGTTGTAACGTGGACGAGTTGCTCCTGCCTCAAATGCTTTCTCAAGTTCAGCACGCCATCCTGGGAGCATAATCTCATCCATATCTAGAGGAATGCAGTAATCCATATCTGGTGGAACTAAAGCCAAAGATGCGTTTCTGCCTTGATCAAAGCGCCAAGGCTTTACCCAAATAGAAACAACATTGATACCTA